TAGGGTTATCCATTATTTATATAAAAGGTGGGTAGTTTAATGGCTAGAGGCGTTAAGAAAAAAAGTGGTAAAGGTGTCGGTGGTTCTAAAAAAACTACCACATCTAAGAAAAAAGCATCTATTAAAAAAGAAAGTAGAAGTTTAAAAAATACAAAAAAGAAATCAAGTGGTAGTAGTTCTTCAACTTCTAGAAAAAGAAGAAGTTCTTCTGGTTCAACTAAGACATTGAGAGATGCATCAAATTTATCTATGAGATTATTTGGTGTCCCATATCAATTTACTCCATTAGTTGACCCTAGAGTAACGGGAATTTCTTCAGAAGTAGGAAAGAACTTTACAGAAAATATATTATTAGAAGCACCTATTTGTACAGTAATACCAGGAAATCCTGCGTTCTTACCAGGTCAAGGTAAAGCTAGACAAATAAGTACTGCACAAGCAATACTTGGTGCATCTGATGCTGATGGTACTCTCAAAAGTTTTGCTAGAGGTATCGATGAAAAAGATATGAAATTATATGATTTCAAACCAGCTTTTAATGACTATATCAAATATGTAAATATGATGTGTCGTGTTGGTGCTACATTCTTACAGTTAGGTGATGATAGTGAAGGATTACCTGGTGGAAGAATGGAATTCAGTAATTATGATTGGCGTAGATATAAATGGAATAATAGAGCTACTGGAAACTTTCTAAGTAGAGTAGGTAGAGTTAGTGGTTTGCTTAAGTCTAAACGTGGTGAAGATGGTAATCATGATGCAGGTGGTTCGGGTGAATCAATAGCATCTATTATGAAAAACTACAACTATGTACAATTTTACATAGATTCAGATGTATCTCCAGATGAGAGTTTATCAAACAGTACTGGTGCTTCTTCATTTAAAGGGCTATTAGACCAAGGTTCATCAACTCTTAAAGAAGTAGCATTTATGGCAAACTCTGGTGGTATTGATAGTACTACTCTAAATGGATTTACTGAAGGAATAACATCTGCAATGCAAGGTGGTGTTAGTGCAATATTAGGAACAAATGGAATTGGTACTGCTGTTGGTAGAATTATAAACCTGGGTTCCGAAGCATTAAAGGGAAATAACTTAATTATTCCTGATATTTATCAAAATAGTGAGTACTCGAAGAGTTACTCGTTCACTGTACATTTAAAGACTCCTTATGGTACTAGATTTGGTTATTTCTATGATATCTTTGTACCAATGATGCATCTACTAGCATTAGTAATGCCTAGACAGCAATCAGCAAACTCATTTAATTCACCATTCTTATTGAAAGCTTATGTAAATAATACATTCACTTGTAATTTAGGTATAGCAAGTTCAATAAGTATTCAGAAAGTATCTGATTCATTTAGTACATCTGGACTTCCATCTGAAGTTGATGTTACTATACAGATAAATGACTTATATTCTGATTTGATGATGACTCCAAGTAGTTCACCAAAAATGTTTGTAGAGAATACATCATTAGTTGAATATCTTGCAACTGCATGTGGATTAGATTTAACTGCACCTAATATTGGGTTAAAGTGGAAAACTATATTAGAGACATATGAATCATCATTTAAAGATATTGGTACAAACATATCATCTGGTATTAATAATGCAGCATTTAACCTACTCCAAAAAGTTGGTAAGTCTGTATTACCATTCTAAGAATATTATGAATATACAAAAAGAATATAATAATCTTTATGGAGATATTCCTAAGTTTAATAACGAACGAATAGAATATCTCTTGAAAGAAACCAATTTAAGTAGAAGTAAATTAAAAGTATATGATGAAGTAGAAAGAATAAATTCTATTAAATGGAAAAAGAAATCTTTTATATTATATCTAGTACCAAAAGCTACTCCTAGACCAAGAAGTGGTAAACACGGTATATTCTATGTAAAAGGAGCTTCTGATAATAAGAAATTCTTTAAAGAGTTTATTAAAGACCAAGAGTTAGAATTAATAACTACTCCTTGTAAAATAGAATGTATCTCATATTTACCTATATCAAAATCAATGTCTGGTGTAGATAAAGTATTAGCAGAATTAGGATTTATTAGACCAATAAGTAAACCCGATTGGGATAATCTTGCTAAAGCATATTGTGATATGATACAGGGATTTTTGCTAGAAGATGATTCTTTAATAATAGAAGGAGTATCTAAGAAATTCTACTCAATTAAACCTAGAGTAGAAATTACTATAGAATGGATGGAATCACATGATTCTAAATTTAATGAGAATAAAATAGTTAATAGAATACATAAGTAATCAAATACTTATGTATTCTATTTTTTATTTATCCTTCATATCCATCAGCCCAAGCAACTAATAATCCTTTATTCTTTAAAGGTAGTGGTTGTTTGAGTGCCTGTATTCTATAATCGGTAAGAATATTCTTTATTTTCATTAGCTGTGGTAATGTATGAGGTATACTATACTTTGATGCTGTTTTCGGATTAGACATTATCTCTATATAATAATCTACTAAATCCAATTTATGATGGATATATGATACTATCATCATTCTATCATTCTCATCTTGGATAGTACTTATCTTACTTCCAATATAGTCAATCTCAACAGGGTCTATTCTCTTTAATTCTTTCTTAAATAAGAAGAACTCTGTATAGTAGTTATCCTGTATAGTTTTATTTCCACACTCAATAAAGTAATTAAGTCTATCATTATTGAATCTGGAATTACTCTCATCAGTACCGTATATCTTTTCAATATATGACTCAATAAAGTCTTTTATATACTGACTACCTGCATCTTCTCTAAATCCAAATAATCTATTCTTACTTAATTCAATATTTCTCTGCTCTAAATCATTAACTGTAGAAAGAGCTAATTTAACTCCATTTACAATCTTATCATTTACAGTTTGTCTACCAGATGATTTACTAATAACCATTACTTTCTTTAATGCTGTAATTAAATCTCTTCTGTATCCCATCTTAGCTGCAAATGAATCTGCTTCTACTTCTTCTTTAAGACTTGATACATCTTTTGCATAATCAGATACACAAGCATCGAGAATTGGAATAGATAAAATACTTCTAAATATTTTATCTCTTAACATCATTCTATTACTGAATTTAGATTTAAGAAGCTCATATTTTATTATTATAGAGATTCTATTTGGTATAGATGATGAAATTACTATATGTCCTATTTCATGTAACAACATAGCTGTTAATTCTCTTGAATTAAAACCAAGAGGTTTCTCCATAAGTATTCTTTCATCAATCTCTATATTCCAAACTTTATTCAATTCCCATAATCTCTGTATTGATTTTATATCAGATTCATTACTTGCAAGATTTGTAATTATTTTATCTACTGTAGATTCATCTGGGAATACTGACATGATAAAATATAAATCTCTCTGATTATTTTCAACAGGAGTTATTGATATATTGAATATGAAATCTGGTAATCCTGCTTCAAGAGATTTTTTTATAGCACTTAAAGCATCTGGATTATTCTTATCCTCTTTCAATAATTGAAAAGAAGCTTCTATATCATTAATCATATTTCGATTAAGCTTATTAATCATTGATATAATTTCCTTTCATATTTCTAAACTATTAATGCATTGTGTTTTATAGTTTATAATACAATAAATAAATGATTAAAATATTAAGGAGTAAGAAAATGAATTTATTTGAAAAAGTATCTCTAGAGCAATATAAGAAAGATTTGCTTAACTATTATCCTAAGTTAGCAAATGTACCAAATATTGATGAGATAATAACTAAGATTTATGAAGGTATAAAATTACCTAAAAGAGGAACTAAAGATTCTGCAGGTTATGATTTCTTCTTACCACATGATATCAGTATTGATTTAGGTGGTGTATTAATAGTTCCAACAGGAATAAGATGTCAGATGGATAACGATTTGGTTCTCGAATTATTCCCTAGAAGCGGACATGGATTTAAGTATCATTTAGTATTTGCGAATACAGTCGGTATAGTAGATGCTGATTATTATCATAGCAGTAATGAAGGTCATATAATGATCGAAATAATATATTCAGGATTTTCAAATGATAAACTTGGATATATCAGTATAGATGATAGTATTCCAAATCCTACATTGTATCCGTTTAAACCAAATGATATACCAAGATATCTTGATTTTAAGAAAGGTACTGCCGTATGTCAGGGAATACTTACACCATTTAAGAAAGTAGAAGGTGATGATGTAGATACTATTAGAGATGGTGGATTTGGAAGTACAGATAATAAATGAACCTTATAACTATATATTATTTCCTTGTAACTCATTAGTGTGTCGAGTTATAAAGTAATTTTATATGTGAGGTAAAAAAAATGAACGCAGTTGTAACAATGAAAGATGAGTATCGTGACCAGGAATTAGTTTATGTGGCTAAGTATAATTCATTTTATGATATATACTATAAAGCTAATAGTGATGACGATATGTTCAGGTTTGTATTAGTAGACAATGACCCGAGTTTAGAGAATATCGGTAAGTATGATTTAATGACTTACAGACAAGGCAAATTTGCCTTTGGAAAAATATGTAGTTTGTTTTTGCCTAATATTGAATGTATTTATGCATTCATTAAGAAGGCTGATATTAGGATTAATAAGATGGGATTAGCTCATATTATCAATCTTAAAAAGAACAAACTGATAAACTAGGTAAGCCATAATTAGTTTTCTGAAGAGTAGAATAATTTAAAATTATTCTACTCTTCTTTTTTTTATTTTGTATCTTCTTTTGGAGTTGTTGTTTTTGGTACATCTTTAGTAGGTTCTGGTTTAGCCTCTTCCGATGAATTATCTTTATTACCATCTTCTTTAGGTAGTTTTTTTACATCGTCTTTATCTACAACATCACCCTCATAATTTCCAAGAGCAACTGTCTTCAATGCACCTGCGACAAATCTCATAATCATTTTACCCATTCCACCAATCCACTTTTTAAGCTTTCCAAAGAATGATAGATTACTATTATCTCCTTTATCTTCTGGTACTTCATCACCTAACCATGCTTTACAGAAATCAGATATACCACTCTGTAATTTACCCCATGTACCCTTTACATCAGATATTTTCATATCAGCTAATTTTCTTGCTAATTTAACTATCTTTCTACCAGCATATACTCTAACAAATATAGGTGTAGCAAAAAGAATGAATTTCCATAGTAAACCACCAAAAGCAACTTTACCAATAGCATTAGTTACTTCTTTTAATTTACCAAGAATACCTTTAGCATCTTTATTAACATCATCAAGAGCTGGGTCATAATCAACTAACTCATTCTGGTTTCTTCTTGCAGAACCTGTTAAGAATGTAGTAACTTTATCCATTACAGTTCTAAAGAACTTTTCAAACCATTCTGCTATTCTAACAAAAATACCTTTTTGTACTTTTTTATTAGTTTTAGTAGCTTCTATATATAATGACTCTAAATCATCATATGTCCCATTCTCACTGAATACTCGTGTTTCAGCATCTCTAAGAGACTGATTATAAATGAGAGTGTTAAGATTAATAGATGTATCTATTCTATCAGAAGCATTCTCAAATATCATAATATCTCTTTCGATTGCTGAATATGATAAACTATTCATAAGTATTTCCTTTCTTATAGGTCTTATTAATCGGTTGTTTTTTGAATACCCTTGTAGTAGGTAGTTATTTATATTCGAATTCACTTACTAATAAATATAAATACAAGAAAGGTTTATTATGATTAAGATAGACAAAGTTAATGTAATGAATTTCGAGAATGCTATAAGAGGTGCTAGAAACCCTATGAATTCTTGGAATAAGATGGATAGCTACTATGATGAAAATAATAATTTCGTATTAGGAGAGAATGATTTATCATTAGCTACTAGATTAAGGAAAGCAGGAACTGCAGACCATAGAAAATATCTAAGACAGATATTTGTATCAGTTGATATATTAGCACCAATGTATTGGTGGAAAGAGTACGATACATATAAAGTTGCTACAGTAGCAAACTCTACTTCTACTATGCATAAGATTCATTCCAAACCATTTGAGTTAGATGATTTCTCTCATGAGCATTTAACACCTTCTGGTTTAGAAACTTTAGAGGAAATAATAAAAGCATTAGAGAGATTTAGATTATGGTATAAAAACGATAATGAAAAAAAGGATTGGTATAATATAATCCAATTATTACCAAGTAGTTATAACCAGTTGAGAACATGTACTTTTAACTATGAGACACTCATTAATATGTATAAGTCAAGAAAGAACCATAAACTTGATGAATGGAAAGAATTCTGTAAGTGGGTAGAAACTCTACCATATGCTAAAGAATTGATAGTATACTAAATCTATATATTATCTATTTGAATCATATCATTAGATTCAAATAGATAATATTTTTATAACGAAAGGGGATTTTAAATGAATTTACAGGAAAGATTTGAAGAATTAAAAAGGTTTGTTTGTATGAACCAAGCTCATGAATTTGATGCTATTGTATCTATATTAGAGGAATTAGTGAATTCCAATAAAGACAATGATAATTATAGTATTTTATCAGCATTACTCAGTTTAATAAACGATATGCTTGATAGAGATAAATTGGTTATATACAGTAGGGCTTGTACACTAGTATTGAATAAACTATTTGTAGAAAGAGTTGTTGAAGTACTTCTTCAATATATTATAGAAGATAAAGAAGGTATTGAGATACATGAACTCCATGAGTTCATTCTTTCTACTGGCGGTCAATATAGACTATATAGATACTACGTATCAAGTATTAGTAGTATAGATGAGTTAGATGATGGTACTCAATTAATTGATGTATTGATGAGGTGTGTTGAGTTGATTAAGTATATGAGACTTGATAACTACTTCGGTATAAAGTGATCGTATATATTGTATGGTGTGTAGATAATATTATCT